CATCACGAGCAAACGCCTTCACGCTGTCGATAAGTCGAGAATATGTTTTATCTTCCATATAAATTCTCTATTCCATATCTTGTAAATCCACAAGAGGCCGCTATTGCGCTTCGACTGATCCCCTAACCTCAATAACAGCTTCATCGACATAGTCTTGCCATATAGCGACATTCGTCATTACGAACCCATCGCCAGATACCCTTAAAGTGGTTCCGTCTTTTTTCTCTTTCTCATAGCCGTATTCTCTAGCAGCGGCATAAGATGCCGTGAATACGCCGTATATCGTATCTCCGACCTCTGACGAGTTTATAACAAGCGATATGGCGTCACTGTCTAAATCAAATGATAGAGGGGGAGCATCAGGGTTTGGGTTATCGTAAACCAAGGCCTCTGGCATAGAAGTTGAGGCCTCAAAGGACGATCTAAGAAATCCAGTGTCTATTTTCATTCGACCACCTTCTTCCTCGACCTTTAACACACCAAAAAAGAGGCTCTGCGTGGCTGTTTTAAAAACAGCTTCGAGCCTCTCCTCTGTCTTTAGCGTCCATTCATCAACAGACGCGGAAAATGATTTATCGGCTATTGATCCGCTTTCTTATCTTCGAACTTAACAACCTTTGCGCCAGCTTTATCTAGCTCTTTAATACGATCAGCGCTATAAGGCTTTGGCGGAGTGATAACGCGAGTATCATTCGGTGATAGAGTTGCGTAACCGCCACCTAATAATTCAAACGCAAGCGACTGTTTAGATTTGTTCGTAACTGTGTATTTCATGACTATCTCCCTCGGAGTTCTGATTTATAAATATATCGACTTCGATATTGCTCACTTATAGACATAGAGCTTGATAAATGTCGATAGGCTGGCCTGCAGTATAGCAGAAGCCAACTATAATTGACTCGGACATAGCCATAAACGTATATGTATATTCGCAGACAAAGAGCTTTAATCCTCTTGAAGTGAGCTAAGCGGGAGGCGAGAGCTGCACAATTATCCCCCAGGAGCAGTGACATTTATAGGCGGCGCCGGGTGACACAAACAATACCGGCCGAGTGACAATAAGCACCCGAGCTCGGTGACATAAACTACGATCGAGGAGTAACAAAATGCAATACCTCGAGCAGAGAAGTTTTCATCTATGAGATCCGATATAGATAAAATCGGCTATACCGACGGCCACATAGATAGCCCGATCTATACGATCTTATAGACATTATCTTCTATACCCGCGGCTATAGAGTGTAGCATCTATAGGATATCGGGGAGCCTAACTGTTTTACCAGATAAATCGTGAGTGCAATCAGGTAGGTATCTAATCATCCCATTATTGATAAATGAATGGCAAACCCTCTTTACCCTTTCAGGCCCCCAGTACTGAACCACATTAACGCTAGGAGAAAATGTAGGCTTGTCCATATCGCCGTTGTAGCTCCATGTAGGAGGCCCATCTTCGGTTTTCGTATTGACGTAATGCCTCTTCATACATCCGGGGCAGTCAAAGGCCATAAGACCGTCTAAATTCTTTAAAACTGCCATTACTAAACTCCAGCTAAGTCACTCCAATAGTGAAATCGATCCAATACTCTGTGGCGCAAGCGCAATGGGTGTTATCTTTCGCGCCAGCGCCAAGAGACGTATCTCTGGCATATAAGAGCCTTGTTCCATCCGCTGTAACAAAAGGCTCTAGGAACTTCTTTTCTGTATTATGTAAAAGATGGTGAGTTTCTCGGCGGTGCGGTTTTGGCTTCAAGCTATGCTTCCACTTCTTCTTAACAGCATCCGCATCTAGCGCTCCCGATGCTATCGCTTGCCTGTAGCTTTCATGCTGTGAGGCTCCCAATGCTGACATAGCCTCCGTTCGACCAATAGCATCAGCTCGCAACTTTAGCAGCCTGTCTGAATATCGACCAGATATGACATCGATCTGGGCCTGACTTAGAGGGTTTCCCGTTCGATAAGCTCGCATGACTGTTCTATCATAGCGCTTATCTCGGCCCTTTCTCCTCATGTAATTAGCTATGTCTCTCGCAGATAGTCTTTTAAGCTCCCCCTTGGCGTTATCGACCCACTGCATTTGCGGCCCTGATAGGCCTATTAAGCCACCAGAGCGACGATTAGTGCCTCTCCATACCAGCGCGAAGCGCAGATCGTATATCGTTTCTCTGCCTCTCGACTATGCTGGTGATAAAATCGGAGGAGTTTTTACTTAACCAAGCCTCGGCTTGTGGATTGCGAGCGGAGAAGCGAAAGACAATATTCTTACCGACAACGCTTTTAAGTAAAGGTAAAGCGTCAGCCGTTTCTCTGCCACCCTTAATGTAAGCTTCCTCCATAGCCTCGACGACTATTTCGAAGGACTGCCCTTGTATTCCGATCCCATCCAGAGCTGCCTCGATATTTCCCCTAGAGAGAGCTTCTATTATCTCTTCGACCTGTACCCGATTAGTTATTTCAGCGATTGCCTCAAGAAAGGCTTGCTCAACGGCAGGCTTACGCGTTCTTAGCAGCTCTTCTAATATTTGACGGGTAGTGGGTCGGGCCATGATAGAAGGTTCTCTCTTACCTTATGACTTTAAGATCGTGGTAAAGTGCCACGCCTCCCGGAGAGTAGGTTTCAACCTCTTCTATCTCAATCCATTTTGTTTCGCTGGTTTGCTCACCAGCCTTAATCCCTATGGCTATCTGATCCTTTTTAGCTGGAACAGGCCCGGTAGCGCCTATCTTAATCATATTCTCGACTATCAATACACCAGAGTTCTGATCATAATTTTTTCTGCTACCTTCTAAAGCGTAGACTGTTTTAAAATTGTATGAAGGCGCTAAGGGATCAGAGAAGTCACCATCGGGATCACTAGGGTCGATAACAGCGTCTTGCCTTTGACGTAAGCAGCAAGCGTGGCCTTCTGGCTCTTGACCCAAGCTAGATATAGCCTGTGCTACCTCTTCCGCTACGCTGTCCCAATCCTCGGCCATGTTAAGAGCCTACGGAGAATATGAAGTTATCACCCCGGCTATCGTCTTCGATATCTTCAACTGGAAGGCACTTGGCTAAGATATCTTCTATCATAGTGGATCGCGGTGTTGCCGCATCAGTCCCAGAAGCATCGCCAAGAACCGTCCACTTGATATCACCCGCTTGGGTAAGGACTTTCTGCTGGGAAGGCGTGTATATCTTAGAAAAGAACTTAGGAGTGTCCAGTTCCATAGACGCCGCTATGTAAGTCGCGGGTTCAACCCCTTCGTGAGTGTCGTCGCATCCTGATAGAAAGCGAGCGACATATTTATATTTTATGTAGTCACTGGCACGGACAAGCGCTGCCGTTGCTTCTATGTCAGAAGCATCAGTAGGAGCGCTGTCCCCGCGTTCGAGGGCATAAGCCCTCCATTCTGCGATAGTGCCGTACATGTGACTATTCCTGTTCGTCTAGCTTGCTTGCGATAACTAAGTCCTTGGCCTTAGATCGCCAGTCGATAGCATTCGCGATCAGTTTAGCTGGAAGCTTTTCAAGATCATCGTCACTAGCCTCGGATAGCGCCGTAACGGTATCATAGCCAGCCTCTCCAAGTGCTTTAGCTGTGGCCTTACCGATGCCGTTTATTTGCGATAAGTCAGTATCATCGAAAGAATTGTCGTCGTCGCTATTACCGCCCTTCTTAGGGTTTGTCAGAGGGACATTCGTCTTAACTGGCTCGCCCTCAACGCTGACAATTTTGCATTTACCTTTGAGAAAGGCTGGTAGATTTCCATCTTGAGTACCAATCTCAATTTCTTTCCCCACTGGAACTCGTTCCCCTTCATCATCATACACGCCCTTCTGGGTAATCTGGATCGCGATGGTTACTAATGAAGCAGCGGCTAAAAAGTTTTGTTTTTTCATAATATTCTCTCTTTCAGAGCTATTGGTTAAAAAAAAGGCACTTCGACATACTGCTTGCTCTTAATAACCGCGATAAGTTCACCCGGAGATACATCAGAAGCAGGAACAACACTCTGAATACCGCTTTCAAGCACGCGCTGGGCGATAGTCTTGTTAGGGTACTGTGTAGAATAGTCAGTCTCGCGAGCATACTTCCAGTCAAAGATATTCACATAGAGCGTAGGCTCTGCGTAAGCATTATCGTTGTATAGAAGCTGTGTAGTTGCATTAACTTCTGCAAGCCATTCTGGGCCTGTAGCACCGTTTAGCGCCGTTCCTGTCGAGCGTACATTCCGCTTAGGATGGGTACGAAGACCATAAAGAGGATCAGAACCAACAACGATAGAGCTATCACCATCAAGCGCAATGCTCTCTAGCTTCTTAGCCGTTTTGAACATCGCGTTAGTACGACCCGCTGTATCGAGAGCAACGCCCTCGGTCTGCGCTGCCTGTACCTGTCGCCAGCCATAACTAAATGGCGTATCGATAATAGGGAGAGGCGTTCCGTGGTAGTCATAGACTTCCTGATCCGTGCGTCCTTTAGATCGACCGTCAAGACTGATGTTAGCATCTGTACTATCGGAGATAGTCTGGAAGTAACGAACGAGTTTGCCAATAGGCATAGGAGTTGAAACCGTAGCCGCTAGATCATTAAAAACAGATAGAACTTCGCGCTGGATCATTACACCATCACGATCCCACTCACCCCAGACATCGCGTGGCATCGGCAGAGCGTTACCA